GTTCAGCGATGCGCCGCCGGATGATGAGACGCCGAGGCCTTCACCGGCGATAGCGCCGGCAGCGGCCGGGCCGATTGTCGATCGACCACCGGCGGAAACGCCGGTCGGGGCCCCGGCGGACCTCGTCGAGTTGGATTCCATCCCTACGCGTGAGGACGTGCGCGCCGAACTTACCCGCGAGGGGGAACAGGCTCGGCTGAAGGATGGCGAAGTTGTCTGCGGCAAACATGGCGAATTGATCGATCCATTGCGCATCGGGCCGGCCTCGGTTCCCACCACTCAGGCCGTGCGGCCTGAACTTATGCGTTACTCCGAATTATCGCGACAGACGCTCGAACAGGTCGCGGCCTACCATGGCCTCCCGCGTGCGGCGCTTGGCGAGCCCGATCCGGAGGGCCCGGCCATCCGCACGATCGCGATCGAGCTGCCCATCTCCGACGAAGAGCCGGTGGGCTATCTGGAGCGGGAAATGCATCTTGACGTCCGCCTCGATCCGGCCGCCTCCCGCGCATTCCGCCGGTTGTGGAAGGCGCTGGACGCGCAGAACGCCCGGCTGCAAAGCCGCCGCCACGTGGGCAAGAGCCGCGCCGATGTCGTGCGCTGGGTCTTCGAGCAGCTCGCGCTGGCCCTGGAACCCGTGAAGCAATTATGAGCCAATCTCAAGAACACCAGCGACCGCTGTCGGCCGCCCGGCTGGAAGTCCGGCGCGAAATGGCGAAAACCCTCTTGAAGGGTGTCGATGTTCCGCGGCCGTCGCAGGACGAGATGAGCGAAGAGCAGCTCCGCATCTGTCTGGATGCGATCGGGGAGCTGCTACAGACTGTGCTTCCCCGCGGCAGCCGCTATGTCCTCGCGCTGGCCAGTCCCCGCGGCCAGGTGAGCTACGTCATTACGCTCCCCGAGAAATCGGCCGCCAGCCTGCTACGGGAATTGTCCCGGCAGATCGACCCGGTGATTGCCGAGGGCTGGGAAGCGGCTGAAGAGAAGGATGAAGGCTGAAGGATGAAGGATGAAGGCCAAGCGGAAGGTCCACAAGAAGAAGCCCGTGCCGGCGGAATACATGAGTCCCGCCGAGATCGAGCGGCGGCAGATCGCTGATGAGCTGCGCCTAGCAGAATTGGAGCGGTCATTGGGACCGATCGAGCTCCCCAAAGAGGAACTGACAGAAAAATGAGCGACAAGAAAACAAGTCCCGAGCTGATAATGGTCCGCGGTATGATCGCATCCACGCCGCCGGAAATGCAGGCAACGATCGAGGAACTGGACGTCCTGATTCTTTCCGACGAACGCCCCGCGCCCAATCCGGTCGATGCGATCACGCAGCTCCAACGCGAGCGGCGGCATCGGCTGGTGCCCTTCCAGCCGAATTACGGCCAGCCGATCGTCAACGGGCCCAAGCCGGATGCGGCGGTCCTGAAGGCCCTCCGCAAGATACAGAAACGCATCCGCCGCGGTTTGCCGATCGGACGGGCTCCCCGATAAATCCGGACGATCCGGGCCCGGACGGTCCGGATTCGCTTGCCAATTCCCGTTTCGCGTGCATTGTTGTAGCTGACTGCTAAGCACTAAGCAGTAAGCACTAAGATCTTGCCCATGTCCGTCAGCATCAACTCCGAATCGACGCTGGCGGAAGTCAAGACCTGCTACTACGCCAATAGCTCCTACGACATTGACGGCAGCCTGCCGGAGGCCTACGACTTCCTGGCCGCCTGCCGCCAGCTCCTGATCCGCCTGCCCAAGCAGGTCGGGCACGGCAACCGGGCGGAAGAGGTCGAGATCGACCCCACCGTCATCGAGCGCCAAGAGGCGGCCTGCAAGCGCTGGATCTTCAGCCAGAGCACGGCCGCCGCCGGGCCGATCAAGCGCGTCTTCAGCCGCGGCGAACCGTTTCTTCCTACCTACCCCGGGCCTTATTACGGCTGAGAAGAGCTTAGAACTTAGATCTTAGTGCTGAAAAAGCAGCCAATCTAAGCTCTAAGCACTAAGTTCTAAGTTCTAAGATCCAAGCATGCGTTTAGAAGAACGACGGAACCTGGCGAAGTCATTCTTCTCGCTGCGAGCAGATTACGACGCCGCGCGGCCCTCGATCTACCGCCGCACGCGGATCGGCATCATCCCCCAGGGGACCGGGGCCGATTGGCACATCCGCATCCAGACCGCCTATTTCCAGATGATCGAATTGGCCAGGGAGCTGATGCGGAACAACGTGGTGCTGGGCCAGGGCGTGCGGCGAATGGTCGCCAACATCGTCCAGCAGGGATTCATTCCCGCCGCCAAGACGGGCGATCGCAAACTGAACCGCGATCTGCAGCAGCGCTGGCACGAATGGGCCAACAACCCGCGGGCCTGCAGCCAGGACGGCGTACATACGTTCTGGGACCTGGAAAAGCTGATGGTCCAGCACACCGTTGTCGACGGCGACGTGTTTGTCCTGCCGACGCAGGAAGGCCGGCTGTGGTGCGTGGAGAACCACCGCTGCCGCACGCCGGTCAACGCCATGAAGAGCAAGGCCGCGCACTGCGTCCACGGCATCGTGGCCGACGACGCCGGCCGGCCGAGCGAGTATTGGATCACCAAGCGCGACTGGGAAATACACCAATCCGTGCGGCTCGTGAGCGACGTGAAAAAGCACGCCGCCTACTCCCGAGATCCCGATCCGGAGTTTGCCCGACTGGGCTACGAGTGGCCCAACGTCCTGCACCTGTTCCGCCCGGATCGGCTGAGCATGACGCGGGGCGTAACGGCCCTGGCCGCGCCGGCCGACACCTGCGGCATGATGGATGACCTGGCCTTCGCGCAACTGGTCAAGGCCCAGGCGGCGAGTTGCTACTCGATCATCCACACGCTGGCTGCCGACGTCACGCCGCCGCTGGGCACGGGCGCAGCCTCCGCCGCCGCCCAGGCCGCCCTGGTCTGGCCGCCGATCGGGGCTCAGACGGGCGTCAGTCCCACGCAACCGGGGCAAGAGGTTTATAGCCAGATACCGGGCGAAAAGATCGAAGGTTTCAGCCCGGCGATCCCGAATGCCGAGTTTTTCCAGCATGCCAGCCTGGTGTTGACGTTCATTTCGATCAATCTCGACCTGCCGTTGTGCGTGTTCCTGCTCGATCCGAGCAACACGAACTTCAGCGGCTGGCGCGGGGCCATGGACCAGGCCAAGATCCGCTTCCGCGATTTCCAGAAGTGGCTATCGAATCACTTCCATCGCGACGTGTGGCGGTGGCGGGTCAGGTGTGCGATCGCCGAGGATCGCGTCTTGCGGGGTGCGTTCCAGCGGCTGGGCCCGGCGATCTTCGGCCACGATTGGCACGCGCCCACGTGGCCATATATCCAGCCCCTGCAAGACATCCAGGCGGACCTGGCCGAGGCCGCCGGCGGCATGAACAGCCGCCGCCGCATCATGGCCCGCAACGGGGTCGATATCGACGAAGTGGACACGGAGGTCCTGCACGAAAACTACCGCATGATCCGCCGCGCCAAGCGACTGGCCGGCCAGATCAACACGGAATTTGCCGACGACGGCCAGCCCGTGCATTACCGCGAGCTGATGAGCCGGCCCTTCCCGGAGGGCATGACCTTCCGGCTGATGGGGCAGGAAGGCCCCGATACGAGCAACGATTCATCCGCAGCCGCAGCGACCGCTGGCAGCAAGACTTGATGACCACTTTCGACAGAAATATGGAGAGCAGAAATATAAGAGAAGCCTCGGCCACCCGCCGCTTGTCTTAAAGCTCTTCTTTCTTCATTTTTCTGCTCTCCATTTTTCTGTCCAAGGTTTGCGCCATGAGCTTCAAGATCACGATGAAGGCTAACAAGGAGTGTGAAGTACTCCTCTACGACGTGATCGACCAGTGGGGCGTCTCCGCCAACAGTTTCCGCCGCGATCTGGCGGCTGCCGGCGACGTGGACGTCATCCATTGCCGCATCAATTCGCCCGGCGGCAGCGTGTGGGACGGGCTGGCGATCTACAACACGCTGAAGAGCCACAAGGCCCGCGTGGTGATGCACGTGGACGGCCTGGCGGCCTCGATGGCCTCGATCGTGTGCATGGCCGGCGACGAGATCGAGATGCCGTCCAACGCCTTCATGATGCTGCACAACCCCAGCGACGTGGCCCTGGGCGACGCCGAAGAGATGCGCAAATCGGCCGCGCTGCTCGATCAAGTCAAGCAGCAGCTCGCCGCGATCTACGCCGCCAAGAGCGGCAAGAGCATCGCGGACGTGGGCAAGCTGATGGACGCCGAGACCTGGCTGGATGGCGCCACGGCCCTGGCCGAGGGTTTCGCCACAAAATGCCTCGATCCGCTGGCCACCGCTGCCTCGATCGACACCAGCCGCTTGGCCGGCTACCGAAACACCCCCGCGACGCTCAAGGGCGCCGCTTCCCCGCAACCCCAACCCGGAGCCAAACCGATGGCCGACGAAACCACGCCCAAACCGGCAACCCTCAAGGAGCTCAAGGCAGCGTGCCCGGGCGCCGACGAAAAGTTCCTCTGCGCCCAGCTCGAGGCCGAGGCCACCGTGGCCGCCGCCCAGAACGCCTGGATGACCGCCCAGAGCGAGAAGATCTCCGCCCTGGAGAAGGCCGCCAAGGAAGCCCCGCCTACCGGCAAGAAGCCCGGCGTGGCCGCCCCCAGCGCGGCCAAGAAGGGCAAGAAGGCCAAGAAGGACGAAGAGCCCGTCGACGAGACCGAGGATGAGGACGTCGAGGACAAGGTCTGCGACGACGACATGGAGGATCTCAGCGCCGACGAGATCAAGGGCCTCTTCGAGACCGCCGTGGCCAACAAGATCAAGGGCCGCGTCAAGCTCGGTCGCGCCCCGGACCGCCGCGGCGCGATCATGGCCGTGGCCAACGAGCAGCCCAAGCTGCACCAGGCCTACCTGGTGGCCTGCAACGGGACCAAGATGGGCCGTCGGCTGATCGAAGAGAAGTACGATCAGATGCCCAAACCCAGAACTTAGAACTTAGTGCTTAGAACTTAGATTCTAAGAACTAAGCTCTAAGAACTAAGACCTTCCCCGCTGCCGCTTCCCACCGCACACTTTTAGGAGTCTTTTTCCATGCGAAATCAGATCGGCAATATCACCCTCCCCGTCACCTCGGGCTCGACGTTCGGCGAGTTCCTTCGCGTCAAACTCTCCGGTGGCGTGATCGCCCTGGCCGGTTCGACCGAAGACGAAATCGGCGTCCTCGAGCAGGACGTCATCTCAACGGACATCAGCGCCAGCGTGATTCCCATCGAGGACCCGGCCAGCCGGCAGGGCATCGGGTCGAAGGCGATCAGCCAGTTTTCCACGGTCTACGCCGCCGCGAACGGCCAGTTCTCCGATAGCGGCACGCTGGTCCGCGGCGTGGCGCTGACCGCCTGCGCCGGCGCAAACGCCGTCTTCGAGTATCTGCCCCAGCGAAACACGACCGCCGGCACGATCGCCACCGGCGCCATCCAGGCCGGGGCGGTCACCGGCGCCAAGCTCACCGGCCCGCTGAAGAGCGGCTCGGTCATCACCACGACCACGAGCGGCTCCTGCGCGCTCACCGGCACGCTGGTCGGCGATCGCGTGCTGGCAGTGTTCGAGGTCGATACCGACTCGACCGCCACCGGCGCGGAGGCCAAGTTCGAGTCCACGATCACCGTCAGCAACCAGATCCAGCAAATCACGACCGAGGCCTCGGCCAAGAAGTACGCCGTCCTGCTGGTGCCCGTTGCCTCCTGAAAAGGAAAGGGAGAAAGGGAGCAGGGGAGAAAGGGAGACCTTCGCCCCGCGAATCTCCCCCTCTCCCTTTCTCCCCCTCTCCCTTTCTCCCTTTCCTCCTATGCCCGCTGCCAACGCTGCCACCGCCCCCGTCTCTCACAGTGTCTTGCTTGGCCTCCCCGGTCCCGGTCCCACGTCCTGGCACGTGGCCATGGCCGCCTTCACCTGCACGCAGGGCAGGCACCGCGTCGAGATCCGCAACTCGAACGCCGCCGACAACTTCAACATCCTCTGGTGCGATGCGCTGAACCTGGCCCGCCGCGGGCTGATCACGCATTTCGCCATGATGCACCAGGACGTGCAGCCGCCCTCGGGCTGGCTGAACGTCCTCCTGGAAGAGCTTGACGCCCGCGGCGCGGACCTGATCTCGACCGCGATCGCGATCAAAAACCGCGGCGACGTGGCCCTCGTCTCCTGCGGCGTGGCCGCCGCCGATCGGCCGGAGTGGGGCTTCCAGCCCTTCCGCCGCTTTACGCTCCGCGAGCTGGCCGCCATGCCTGAGACGTTCAGCGCGGCGGACATCGGCTATCCGAACGGGATCCTGATGCACAACAACGGCCTGTGGGTCGCGGACATGCGGCAGCCCTGCTGGCGCGTGAAGACGCCCGACGGCCGGCTGCGGGCCTGTTTCGACTATCGCCGCGAGATCCGCGAGGACAGCGAAGGCGACGCCCAGCTCTTCAACCTGAGCGAGGACTGGGCCTTCAGCGAAGAGATCGCGCGTTGCGGGGCGCGGACCCTGATCACCCGTCGCGTGTCGCCGGGCCACTGGGGCATGGAGGAATTCCGCGCCGACGAGCTCCGCGGCCAGGAACACGACGAACTCACCCGCCGCTGGTGGCCCGAGCCGGCCGTGGCGAACTGAAAAACCGAAAACCCGGGGACTATGCGTTCCGGTCGACGCTGGCAGCGGAGCGGCCGGAACGCCCCCCGGGAAAGAACTTAGTTCTTAGAGCTTAGTTCTTAGAAAACATTCTCCGCTGCCACGGCTAAGTACTAAGCACTAAGTTCTAAGTACTAAGCACTAAGAACTTTCCATCCATTCTCCGCTGCCGCCACCCTCTTGGAGAATGATCCATGTCCGCCCCCCGTACCGCCATCACCAGGTTCGACCTGTCCTTCTCCTATGCGGACATCGACCTGATCGCCAACCAGAAAAAGTTCATCGGCATGCGCGTCCTGCCGCCCGCGCCGGTGGCCATGCAAGCCGCGGGTTTCTTGCGGGTCAAGATCGAAAGCCTCTTGACGCCGATCGAGACCTTGCTCCGCGCGCCCTACAGCGGCTACAAGCGCGGCAACTTCCTCTTCGACCAGCTCTCCTACGTTACCGGCGATTACGGGGCGGAGGAGCCGGTGGACGATCGGCAGTTGGCGATCTACGCCAACGTCATCAAGCTGGAGAACTTCGCCGTCATGCGGGCCGTCAACCGCGTGCTCATGAGCTACGAGCAGGACGTGGCCAGCGCCGTGTTCAACCCGGGCACCTTCGCCAGCTACACCGGGGCCGCGACCTATCCCTGGGACACGGACCGCACCACGGCCACGCCCCTGCAGGACATCGACGATGCCCGCGAGCAGGTGCTCTTGCAGTGCGGCAGCGAGCCCAACACGCTGGTGCTGTCGAGCTGGGCCCTGATCCAGATGTGCCGCACCAGCCAGATCCAGGACTTGCTGAAATACAGCGGTCATGACGATCCGAAGGAATACGTCAAGCGGATCCCGGCGCTGTGCGAGCTCTTGATGGTCGATCAGATCCTGGTCGGGCGGGGCATGAAGAACACGGCCGGCGAGGGCCTCACGGCCACCCCGGCCCGCATCTGGGACCCCACGATGGCCATGCTCTGCCACGTCGCCACCAGCGAAGACGTCGAGGCCCCCGAGCCGTGCATCGGCAGGACCTTCATGTGGGTCGACGAGAATGCCGAGATCCCCACCGGCGACGAGGGCGTGCCGGGGCTGATCGTCGAGGAGTACCGCGAAGAGAACCGCCGCGGCGGCACGATCCGCGCCCGCAACGATCGCCAGATCCAGATCTTCCACCCGCAGGCCGGGTACCTGATCACCGGCGTGACCAGCGGTTCGCCGGCGTGAAAAAGAACTTAGTGCTTAGAACTTAGTACTTAGAGCTTAGAGCTTAGGAACTAAGATCTAAGAACTAAGATCTAAGGACTTTTCTTTGTCCGCCCTCACCGACCATTTCGACGCCGCCGCTTCGGCCCTGGCCGATGACCTGGCCGACGTCGTCCAGTATTCGCCGGACGGCATTGTCCCGGCCGTGAGCGTGGTGGCAATCATCGGCCAGGAAGAGGCCCGTATCGAGAGCGAGCAGGACGGCGTGAAGGTCCGCTATCGCCGCCCGCTGAGTCTGCCGCGGACCGCGGCGGCCGCCGGCGGCGGGGCCTTCCTCGCGGACGTGGCCATGATGGGGCAATTCACCGTGCTCGGGCAGTTGTACCTCGTCGAGGCCATCAACTCGCAAACGGCGACTTGGTCTCGGGTGGACGTGTACCGGCTAGTAACGCGGGAAAAGACCCGCCAGAGCTACCGAAGGAACCGTTGATTCCCTTGCACACCGGGCAGAGGCCGAAGTGCGAGCTCTTGCCGAGGCCGTCGAAAAAGACGACTCCGACGCCGTTGCATTTGGGACACGGATTGGACGGGGTATCGCTCATGAAAGTTTTATCGACGGGGAAGAGCTTAGTACTTAGAACTTAGTGCTTAGAAAAAGCAGCGGCTCTAAGGTCTAAGAACTAAGCTCTAAGAACTAAGAACGATGACCATTCGCAGATACCATGCCGCGCATTTGAAGCGCCGCCCCAGTCCCTGGGAGCGCGTGCGGCGGGCCTATCGCACCGCCGCCGTGCATTTCCTCCTGGAAGTCGCCGGCGGGCACCTTTGGAATTCGCTGGCCCTGGCGGCCATGGCCGGCCTGGCGGCGGTCCCGGCGGACTGGCTGGCCGAACATTCGGCCCTCCGGACCGTCACGCCCGCGCTGCTGGCGATCGCCGGCATCGTCGCCCGCATCACCGGACGGGCAAAAGCAATGGAGAACGGATCATGACCGACGAGCATCTGGCCTGTCAACAAAACGTGTTGACCGCCATCCGCGATTACCACGCCGATGTGAAGCGCCGCCTCGATCTCTGCGAAGACGCGGTCCGCCGTCACGAGATCGCGATCAGCGGCATCCCCGGCGACGACACGGTGCCCGGCCTCAACATCGAGGTCCAGGGCCTCCGCCAATTTCGCGAGCGCGTGCGCCTCGGCGTCGGCGCGGCCTGGGCTGCGCTCCTGACAATGGCCACCGTCCTCTGGAAGAGGTAGGAGCACCAACACCGATCCCGGCCGGAATGAATGGGACTAATGGGAGTTATATGACCGATAAGGGCTGACGCCCGCTCTTCCGCCCCATAAGTCCTATTACTCCCATCAGTCCCATTCATTCCGCCCAACACAAGTCCCATCAGGAATTATGGATCCCGCCGGCCCGCTGTCGACCGCTTTAGAGACTTTGCGGACCGCCATGCTGGCGCAGTCCGCCAACTTCCAGCTCTTCCTGACGGTCAGCAGCGCGCCGGCCGCGATCGCCAAGACCTACCTGGCCAGCCTGCCTCCGCCGCAGCAGGTTGCCGAGGGCGACGGTTCCGAGGAATACACGCCCGCACAATGGGAGGGGCATCTCCGTCCCTTCTGCTTGTGCTACACGAGCCCGACCGGCGGCTATCGCATCACGCGGACCAGCCGCTACGGATTTGCGGACCGCGGCAAGCTCTTCATCGAGCTCGAAACGAACGCCCCCGCCAACGCCGACCTGAACCCGGAGCTGGCCGATCGTACGATCCTGAACCAGATCGGCCAGATCATCATGGATCTGGTCAGCGCCGCCGGTACCGCCGGCACGCTCGACATTGCGGAGATCTCCATCGCCGCCGGGCCCAGCCGGGAGCGGTTCGAGGAAGAGGGCGGGACCGGGGAGTACTACTGGACATTGATCGAGCTGACTTGGGGCCCTGACTAGGAAGAACTTAGAGCTTAGTTCTTAGAGCTTAGAAAGACCATCTAAGTTCTAAGCACTAAGTTCTAAGCACTAAGTTCTAAGCACTAAGTTCTAAGCACTAAGATCCATGCTCCACGTCGACGTCCGCTACAAACCGCCGCTGACCTCGAGCGGCGACCTGGCCGCCAGCGAGTTCCGCTCGGCCCTCAAACAGGCCTGGTCCGAGTGCGGCACGTACCTGTTTTCGCGGTTCGTCGACAAGCACTTCACGAAAGAAGGCGCGGCCGAATATGCCTACCAGCCCCGCGCGGGCGAGGGCACCAGCGGCAAGAACTTCTGGCGGTCCTACACCGGCCGGAAGCAAAAGAAGTATCACCACCAGCTCGCCATGGTCCTCACCGGCCGCACGCGGGAAGGGGCCAGGCGCTCGACGATCTACGCCACCTCGAAAGGGGTCCGCGTGGCCCTGCCCGGATGCGTCCACCTGAATCAATACAAGCCGCGCCCCAAGCGCGACGGACCGCGTGCCGGGGATCCGCCCATCGACCTGCGTGATGAGCTGATGACGATCAGCCCCAGCGAGGCCCAGACGCTGGCCAAGATCCATGAAGCGGCGGTGATCCGGATCCTGAACGGGAAAGCGTACTACGCACTCGTACAAATGCGGTAAAGAACTTAGTGCTTAGAGCTTAGAACTTAGATTCCAAGCTCTAAGCTCTAAGCACTAAGTTCTAAGCACTAAGGACTTTGTTATGACCTTTGTTTTGTTCACCAACGGCCCGGTTTCTATCGGTTCAACGGCCCTGGGCGGGATCACCAACATCGGCTCCGCCCTGGGCTCGCAGGTCCGCGGGGAGCCGACCTCGGGCGAAATCTACGCCCGCGTGATGGCCTTGATGTCGCAGAAGCCTTCTGCCGATTTCACGACCGAGGACATCGAGGCCGCTCTCACCGCCGTGGGGCCGCTGGGCGTGAGCCTGGGCACGTCCAACCTGACGCTCTACGGCGCGCAGATCCAGCCCGGCGGCACGATCTACACCACGTCGAGTCACGTGGCGCTGAGCTGCTCGCTGGGCGTGCTGGTGCCCACCACGCTGCAATGTTCGCACCAGGGCAACGCCTCGATCAGCTATACCGCGCACCCGGTCTCCGCGGACGGCATCGCCACGCCCTGGTCGCTGACCACCTCGGCCGCCTTGCCATCGATCAGCGGGACCAATCTGTACACGCTCGATACGGTCGAGATCGGCGGCGTGTCGATCGCGCAGGATACGCAGGTCTCCGTCGACTTCGGCCTGCGGGTCCTGACCGAGGGCGCATCGAGCAACATCCTCGATCAGATCGCCTCGATCCGCGCGATCATGCCCAAGATCAGCCTCACCAGCCTCAGCCAGGGCAATCTGCTGTCGAACCTGCTGGGCGCCGCCGGGGCCTTCTCGATCGTGCTCCGCCGGCGTGCGGCCGGCGGGGCCTTCACCTCAAATACGGTGACCCTCTCCGGCACCTGTCTGGCCCTGCAAGAGGTCCCCTTCCGGGCCTCGGGGCAGGGCGCGGCAACGACCCAGTTGCAGGGGCACGTCGAGTGGGACGGAACCGATGCGCCGATAACTTACG